TGACTCGTCTGCAGACAGGAAGTTGATCGTGTCCTGCACGGGATTAGAAATAACGGTGTTGTTCAGTTTCGTTTTGTTGTCACTGGTTCCCTTGGGTGACGCTATGATGGCCCCTGCCGCCACAACCGCACCAACGGAGAATCGAGCAACTGGATTGGTTATGGTTCCTGCCTGTTTGCCTATGTCCAGTATACCTTGTTTGGCTATGCCTTTCAATTCTTGCTTGACGTTTTTCTTTTTTATCTTCTTGGCATTGTTGTAGGTGTTAGACGCACCCAGTATCGCACCCAGTATGTTCCCATTATCTAAATTTCTCATCACTGACCCTATGCCATCTACAACACCGCCTGGTCCAAATATGCTGTTTGTTCCTCTGCCTAACACTGATAACGGAGATGGTTCGTTGTCGTAATTCACCGTGGCAAATCCTGGAACACTGTTCCTGTTGATTATCCCTGCCTTGTATATCACAGTCTCATATAATATCTGCATGGTGTTAGACATGATCCCTGCACCATCGGCCGCGTCCAGGTTGTCGTGACTGAATGATCCAATCACAGGATTGACCAATGTCATTGACGTGAATCTCTTCTTGTGTAACACGAATATCTGTATCCCTTTCAGGAAAGGTTTACCACGTTCCGCAGGAGTGTCCAACCCGTATTTGTTCGTCCTTTTTTCAGCACCGATGGAATCATACAAACTGTCTTTGGTTGCTGATATCTGTAGGTCTGAGTTCATGGACACGGAGTCGGCTATGTGGTACTCGTAGTATTTCTTCCAGAATGCGTTGACAGTGTCTGCATGGTCATCGTGGAATGTGATGTTGATCGGCTCGTATGCGATCCTCGTGGCCGTGTACATCTTCTTGTTGTACTGTACCTTTTCTTCCATACTCATGTCGTACTTGGGTAGGTCACACGCCTTGACCAACATGTTGAGTTGGGCTCTCTCGCTGGGGTTGAATTTTTCAAATGCTATGGAGTCATCGAGATCGAATACCACGTGAAACAGAAACTTCTGTTTTGGCATCAACTGGTAATTGTTATCGAGGTACAGTCTAGATGCGTGTCGATAGTCCTTCATCCCTGGAAGACCATCTTGGAAACCTTTTAAGAAATTGTTAATGCTTGGCATACTGTTATTTATAGTCACAAAAAAAGCGCCTATAAAGACGCTTTCAGTGTATTAAATGCTAAGTCTAATTTTGTTTATTACTGTCCACCACCTGTTGAAAGTGTACCGATCGTTCTAGCCACTGCTGTTCCGATTCCTGTACCCTGTGGTGTCTGTACCGCATTGTCGTATCTCATAGACAGTGTGATAGTCACTGGTTCCGAAAGGTTGTAGGCCAGTGTGTTGTAGTTAACGTTTTCAATATAAGCACCGTAAAGTTCCCATGTCTCTAGAACGTTTGGAGCACTTGATCCGTTACCACCGTCTAGCATTTCAATTCTACCTGTGAATTTGTAATCAATACCTGATGCCGCACTTGACTGTTCGAAGAAATCAAACTGTTTCTGTATCTGTTCACCGACCAGTTTGCTAACCGAGTTGTTGACGTCATCTCTTAGATTGATTGTGATAGGTTCCCAAGTGTGTTTACCTGCCATGTATACTTTTGAGTTGTACACATCTAGTGTCACTGTGTCAAAAGTCAAGCTGGGTCTTGTCACGTCCATTACTTGTTTTGTTAGTTCTGATCTTGGTGTTGATACTCCAAAATTTTCCAGGACCAATCTGAAACGATACTGGAGTTTTGGCATCAACAGACCTTGTGATGCTGAACTTTGATCGTTGCTTAAAGGTACTGTAAATTTTGATAATGTTGATATTGCCATTTGTTTCTCCTATTTATCGAAAATTAGCTTCCTAATTTTGCAATTTCTCCTGTGTTTTTAATCCTCAACGGTATGTAAATAAATTCAACTGATTTGATCGGCTCAATTGCTATATCTACGTACAGTTCATTTCTATCTATTCTAGTAGATGTGTTGTTTGTGTCATCACAAACTACCAAGAAGTCAAACAATGCTCTCTGTCCGACCAGTTCCAACAAGAATGATTCGACCGCACCTTTGATCTCGTTCCTTGTCAGTTCATCATTTGGTTCGAATATGAACGGTTTAGCAATAGCATCTAGTTGTGTTCTTAGATACACTGCCAACCTTGCAACGTTGATCCTATCCAATGCTGAACTTGCCGATGTTTTGGTTAAATTACCAAAGTTAACTATGCCTGCTCCTGCAAAGAAAGTGATCGGGTTAATCTTGACTTCATGCATTGAATCTCTCACTGACTCCGTCACAGATATTGTTTGGAATTCTCCAGACGCTGAGTCGATGTAACCAACTGCTGTGGCATTGTCAACGACACCTCTTCTCGTTCCCGATGGTGCGAACCATGGGAAAGCGATGTTATCGTTGTTTGCCAGTGTCCTCATCATCATGTGTGATGCCGGAACCACAATCGATTTACCTGTGTTGTCTGTTGTTAATCCAGATGGATAAAACACACCCAAGTAATCACTTGCACTTATTAGACCGTCTTCACCGTTGTCCAGTGCACCTGCCGTGTTGTTGGCCCAGTTCTGGATTGCTGTTGATGTTCCATCTAATCTCAAAGGCGTATCTCCAATTATAAACGCTGTGTTGTTCCTGTCTGTGTTCAAGTTGATCATGTTTGAGATCAGTTCAGGGTAACCAGGTACAGCAATAACATTGAAGCCTCTTTGGTCTTCTCTGATTGCTTGGTTGGTGTCGATCTCTGATTTCAGTTGCTCAACGATGACTTTTCTCTGTGCTTTCCTTCCGAAAGATCCAGAACCGTCTGCGTTGTTGCTTGACTTAAGAACCCATCTGTCTGGGTAGTAAGTTGCAACAGATTCATTGTTTGCTCTGATGTTACCCAACCCTGCTGATCCAGACCCTGGATACTTCGTGGTTGTGATGTAACTGTTTTTGTATTCTTTAACATTGTAACCTGAACGTCTAGTGTTCCAAAGCAATATACCTTGTGGGAATAAAGTTGGATCTGGCGCATCCGGGTCTAGGAAACCATCACTCAACAAGTTCTTGATTGTTGAAGGTACTCCTGCCGCTGTTGATGTTCCCGCCACTTTGTCAGTCGTTGTGTGGAATCTCGCATCTGCAAAAACTATACCGTCTTCTGTTGTTTGGTCAGCTTTGTCAACTAGCACCCATGCCGCACCTGTTGTAGTAACTGCTACCTGGTTGGCTGTGTTGCTCGAACTGATCGAAGCCGCTGTGTTATATTTGTAAAGTTTTGGATAGTTTTCCAAATCACTTGTGTCAATCCATAGGTCGTTCGTCACAAGTGCAGTACCATCTGACTGTGTAGTCGGTGCTGTTGCACTAAACTGTGGACCATTTGGATCTGTAGTTGAGTATGCAGTCGCATAACCAACCCAAGTTGTGCCGTTGTGTGCCATGATGTCTGCTTCGAGGCTAGTGTCATACCATAGTGTTCCGTCAGCTGGCTCGTTGCTTGGAGCAGAAAGTGAAGCTGTGTAGCTCAATCTCTTCCAGTTCGAAATCAACAATGCATTGTTGGCCGATGAGTCAATAGTCTCTCCAGTCGGAACCTTGTACAAGTTGTCAATCAGTGTTGAACTGTTTGCCGTGTACGATCCATATTCATGTGCTGTCGTTGTACTAAAACCAGCATCTGCTAATGGAGTACCGCTTGTGTCTACCATTCTGATGTCACCGCCCAGTACGTGTGTAAGCACGATCTCGCCAGTTGTTAATTTACTAGCTCTGACATTTATCAGTTCAGTAGTTGATGTAGCTGATGCTGAAGCGTTAACTTTAGCATTGACTGCCGCAACAAAATCATCGGCACCTGTTCCGCCCAGTGTAACTGTAACTGCTGTACTGAAACCATCTTGATTTTTTCTTGTCTCTTTGATTGAGAAAGTTTCTGAACTTGTGAAACTCGGACTAGTCAATAAACTTGTAACAGTAGTTTGGCCGCCTTCGTATCTGAATAGTTGGAAGTCACCAACGTTAGGAGTAGTGTCAGCCGAGTCAGCCGCCGTTATGCTCTGTTCAGTGATGTTGAATTGTGTGTATAAAGTTCCTGT